CTATTTCGCCCGCCTTGCCGACGAGTGAAGTCTGATTACACAATAGACCGTGTAAGCAAATCCGAAGCCGCAGAGTTACTTCTGCGGTTTCATTATCTTTTTTTATTATTATGAAAAATCCTTGGAAAGCACTTGTCCAAAAAGCAAGAACTGCTGCTCGTCCTGGACAAGAAAAGAAAAATGGAATCAAGAGGACAGAACCATTAGATGTTACTATTGACGAGCAGTATCTTATTCATCAATTTGCCAAACAAAACGGCAGGTGTTATTGGACAGGTTTTCCTATTGATCCACAAAGTATTTTCATAAGTCCTAATCCTCTTGCTCCAAGTTTAGAAAGACTAGATGAGTCTCTTGGATATATTCCAGAAAATGTTGTTATTGCTTTAAGACTTTTTAATCTTGGTAGACAGCGTTGTCCAGAGTCTCTATTCAGAGAACAAATACAATCGTTAAAGAATCATTTCTCTGGTGTTGACACTAGAAATGCGTTAGAAAAAATGTTATGAAATCAGATTTTTATATAGACCGTGTAACCAAATCACAATCAGCAGATCTACTTTTGAGATATCATTATCTTAAAGATATTTCAAAAGATTTCAAATCTGGTTACAATTACGGTTTATATAAGAAAAATGACTTTTCACCTCTAAATATTGGAGGCATTCAGGGAGTTTGTATCTTTACTGGACTCCCTGTTCCAGAAATTGCTAAAGGTGCGTTTGGGTTAGAACGTCATGAACAACAAGGACTCTTCGAGCTCTCAAGGCTCTGTATCCACCCCGATACTCAGCAGGGAGAGTATAATATCACTTCTTGGTTCGTTTCAAAGGCGATTAAGAGACTTAGAAAAGACACAGAAGTCAAAGCAATCATCTCATACGCTGATAGCGACTATCATAACGGCACAATTTATCGGGCTTGCAATTTTAGGTATTGCGGTCTATCAGAACCAAAGAAAGATTTCTACTTTGCAGACGGAACAAAGCATTCCCGAGGTTCTGTTAAAGGGTGTGTTGGAGAATGGAAAAATCGCTCCCGTAAACACAGGTATGTGATGGTGTTTGATAAGAATCTCGACCTATTGTGGTGAGGTATTTCTAGTATTCTCTGTTGAAGCAAGTCTTCTATTGATGTATTGAGAAGACTTTTCATACTGCATAATTCTTCTCATATCATTCAGATAGAGTTGAAGATACTCTGGTTTCAAGATATAAATCAGTCTCTTATCATCATTTAATCTTGTTTCGTATTCGTAGTTTGTAATTCCAGTTACTGGATTTAAATCTAATGCAGTATTATCTGGATTTGGAATTGTAAAGTTTGAGTCAACAATCTTACCTTTGGGAAGAATAAGTCTTCCAGATGCATCTTTTACTTCAGTTGTCTCATAGAAACGAATTGCATTCAAATCATTTCCATACTTATTATCAGCATAACGATAAAGGTCATAATCTGAAAGTGGCCATTGGTCATGCAGATTGATAATACCAGCAGACATCATTACAACCCAATCTAAATCAGTAGACCCATACAAATCCTCTGCGATTGTATCGGGTCTTTCTCCATGTCCGATCTCATACTTATTAAAGAGAGTAAAGACATTTTGTAAGTCATCACGAAGTTTTACTCGTCTGAATAAATTTTTAATACGCACATACTCTGTAGAAGAAGTGCGAGTAGAAAGTGGTGACTGATAGTATAAGTCTGGTAGTTCTCTGAAGTATGACATTAGTAACCAACTCCGATTTTAGCATTCTTCTCATCATAATCTTCGAAGTAAACTGGATTGAGTTCTTTGAATGTCAAATCCATTCTCATGTGTGTTGGTGTGCCATCATGGAATGTTGAATATGTATTAGACCCAGTGTAGACAACATTGACGCTAGTGAGTGCCATTGGTAAGAAAGTATTCAAGAATGGATGTTTTCTTCCTCCTTTCATATAAGTGAGTTGGAAAACATCAGGTGCAGAAATGAATATCTCACCACCTGAAGCATTTTTTCTGGCACTCATTGACATCTTCAAAGATCTAATAATTCTTTTTACTTGGTCTGCTTCTTTTAGATTTCGTGGGAAGAACTCAAATGAAAATGGGAAAGACCTAATATTAACACCTTCAAATAGCAACTCAAGATTTGGATTGAATACCTGACCAGTTGCTCTAGAAACAAGTTGAGACCCACTAACATTTCCGCCAAGAGTACCAACTGCTGTTCCAGAAAGAGCAGTTACTAAGGCATTTTGTAGTTGAGGGTCTGTAGAAAGAAGTTTTAAAGCATCAGAACCTTGTGCAAAAGCTCTAAGAGCACCTTCAAGTCCATTATTAATTACATCTGCAGTTGTAGAAAGACCAAATGCTTCAATAGCATTTAATCCTGAATCCCCCCATGAAACTGATGTATTGTCAGATAGTTGTTGTGGAATTGGTAGATATATTGTTTGCTTTGGTTTTTTTAAAGATGCTCTATTAACTTTAGAACCAGTTTCTAGTGAGAATTTTGTGTTTATTGTTTTTACAGTTTTTGTTTCTTTTTTCCCATCCTTTGTAATTTCATTAAGTGGACCATCTGCTACTGAATCTGATAAATTGAGACCAGGAGGCTGATATGTGGCAATATCAATTCTCAAATAGTCGGTATTGTCTTTCAACATTGCATAAGGATATCTGAGGGTAGTATCATTCTTTTCAGCACCACCCTTTCCCCTAGTGGGAGGATCTTTTTTACCATTAGTTTTCCTATTTGCTGCAGCTCTTGCACGATTTGCAGCAATCATTTCAGTTTTACCTGATGGTGGTATTGCCATTTACCCTTTTTTATCTATTTAGACGGATGTTAGCAAAATTTAAGGCACTAAGATCTCTCACTTCTGCTGGATAAACCTCATAAAGACCACCAGCAACTTCACTCCAAGTATATTGCCTCACTTCACGCCAGTGAAAGTTTTCTCCACGAAATCCCCAAGGAAAGATATCAGTTACAGCAACAAAAGGATTTTGGTCATAACGGATTAGAGGTGTTTTGGCATTATAAACAAAGATGTATAACTTACCAACCTGAGGTACTTTAGGACCTTCTTGCAAGACATTCAACAATTCAACCATAACATCATCAGGATCTTCAATACCAATCAAATCGTCCATTATTCCACGAATTCGATTGCGATTAGTATCAGTATCTGTTGGTCTTTTTGATGCTCTCTGTTCGGCAAGTTTTCTTCTTTGTGATTGAAGAAGAGTTTCTTTTTTTGCCATTACTTAATGCCTAGTTCTTTTTCTGTAAAGACCTTAAATTCAAACCCTCTATCTAAACACCACTCTTTTGCTGCTTCCCACTTTGCCTGATTTCTAGCATACTCATAAACCTCACGCAGATAACCTTTACTTTGACGTTTCGGTTTTTCTGGTGGTAAAGTTTGTCTTTGAGGTTTGATTTCAATAATGTATTTCTTTACCTTACCATTTGCTTCTTGGACTTTAATATAGAAGTCTGGGAAATATCGATGTGGTTTTTTATCTATTGGAGACATATACCACACAAACATTTCTTCACTGCCCCATTCCAAGATACTTGGGGTCATATCACAATATCTCATAAATTTTCTCTCCCAGAGAGAACGGTAAATGATATTCTGAGAATTGCCAATGTATTTTTTTGGATATGAAGGTTGATATTTTCCTTTATATGACATCTAAATACTTAATAATGTAAGACTCGTATAAGGTATTTAGAGTGGTAAGACCCCGTAGAATATCTGATTTCAAACCAACATTAACAAATTTAGCGCAAACATCTCACTACCAGGTGATATTTGCTGGACTGCCACTTCCATTGAGACAGCACCTAAATGTGCGTGGAGTTGGATATCGATTCATCACAGAAACTTCAGGTCTTCTTTGCTATTCTGCGGTATTGCCTGGAAGCAGATTGGCTACTGCTGATATTGTTGGAAACTTTATGGGTGTGTCTGAAAAAATGGCACACACTAGACTATTCACACAGATTCAGTTAGAATTTTATGTTGATAATGAATACAAGACACTAAAATTCTTAGACCACTGGATGGAATTCATTGGTAATGGTTCTGGGCAGAGTCAAGGCAATGCTGGATATTATTACAGAATGGAGTATCCAGACTCTTATAAGTCAAATCAAACAAAGATTATTAAGTTTGATAGAGACTATAAAGAGGAAATAGAATATACTTTTTATGGAATGTTTCCGATTGATTTGTCTTCAACACCTGTTAAGTATGAAAACTCTGATGTATTGAAAGCAACTGCGACCTTTAGTTTTGATAGATACATTGCTGGTAAGTTTGATAGTTACTCACTTCGTAGAGGTGTTGATAATAATAAAGAACCTGGACAACCATTATCTGGATCCTTTAACGATCCTGGAAGTGATTTAAATAGAGCGACTAGAGCTGCGTTGGGCGAAGGTGAGTTTGATCCAAATAGAGTTTTTGATATTAACGGAAGAGATGTTACTCTTCCTGATGTAATTACCTTAAATGATTTTGGTGGAGCATAATAAATAATCATATCTGAAATCTTTGGGTCGTTATGCCTTTACCAAAAATCTCTACACCAACATATGAGTTGGAATTACCTTCGACTGGAAAGAAAGTTAAGTATAGACCCTTTCTAGTCAAAGAAGAAAAAATTCTCATCATTGCAATGGAAAGTGAAGATGAGAAGCAGATTACCAATGCAATTAAAGATGTTATCTCTAGTTGTATCATCACTCGTGGTATTAAGGTAGAGCAACTATCTACATTCGATATTGAATATCTCTTCCTCAATATCAGAGGCAAGTCTGTTGGTGAAGATGTAGAAGTGATGGTAACCTGTCCTGATGATGGAGTTACGCAGATTCCTACTACTATCAGTCTAGATGATATTAAGGTACAAAAAGGAGAGAATCATACTAGAGACATTAAACTTGATGATGAGTTGATTCTTCGTATGAAGTATCCATCTCTTAACGAATTTATTAAGAATAACTTTAGCTCTGAAGAGATTAGTGTTGACAATACTTTTGATTTGATTTCGTCTTGTGTTGAGCAGGTTTATTCTGAAGAGGAATCATGGGCTGCTGCAGACTGCACTAAAAAGGAATTGAGAGAATTTTTGGAGCAGTTGAGTTCTAAACAATTTAAAGAGATTGAAACCTTCTTTGAAACTATGCCTAAACTTTCTCATACAGTTACTGTTAAAAATCCAAAGACTGGTGTTGAAAGTGATATTGTTCTGGAGGGATTGACTGCTTTTTTCGGGTGAGTATGGCTCATGAAGACCTTGAGTCATACTATAAAGTCAATTTTGCCTTGATGCAGCATCATAAATATTCATTGACAGAACTTGAAAATATGATTCCTTGGGAAAGAGAAGTTTATCTTACTCTTCTCCAACAATACATTGAAGAAGAGAATCTAAAACAAAGACAAGCAGAATTAAATGGCTGAGCCAATTAGAGGCAGAATATCACCATATACCCTTTTAGGTCGCACTCCACAGGAAAGAGTGCAACAGGCAGATAATGCTGATACTACTGCTGCACTCAGACAAAATCAACTTGCCCTTTCGAATGTAAATAATTCTCTGTCAAGAATTGCACAGCAAGTTAGTATACTTTCAGTATCTCTTCAAGGTATTGGTACTCAAATTAGAGAGTCTTCTGCTATTGAGAATTTAAAAGAACAACAGAAAGCAAACCAGGAAAGAATATTAGCAGAAAGGCAGATAAGAGAAGGGAAGGAAAGTCAAGTAGAGTCTAAGATACAAGCAGCATTAGTTGCACCAATTCAGAAAGTAGGTGCAAAGGCACAAGGTGCTCTCTTCAATCTTGGACAATTTTTTAATGTTTTATTGGGAGGTTTCTTACTCAATAGGATCTTAAAATCAACATCCGAATTATCTGAAAAAGGTCAGTTTAGTCTTAAAAATCTTGGTGATAAGATAGTTAAAGATCTTGCCATTGTTGGTAGTATATTCTTAGGAATAAACGGTGGATTTAGTACAGTTTTATCTGTACTTTTTAGAGTAATTACTCTAATTTCTAGAATTGTATCTAGAAATCTGATTACTAAACCAATCCAAGCAGTGTTGGGTGTGATAAAGCGTGTGCTCGTAGGTATTAAAGATTTTTTTGGTAAAATAACCATTCCTGGACTAACTGCTGCAGCAGCATCAAGAGCAGGTCAAGCGGCAGCAGCAATACCAGGAGCAGCACCAGCGACTGCAGGTGCATTAACAGCTTTAGGTCAGGGAAGACCAGCAGCTGCTCCAACAACGGGTGGAAGATCACCAGGTGTTCCTGCACCAAGACTTGCTGGACCACTTGCAGCAATTATTAACTTCTTTACTGGCGGTAGTGTTGGTGAATCATTGACTGCTGGTGGATTGGCACTACTTCCAAGATTAATTGGGTTGACAGGTCCATATGGTCTTGCTGCCAGTATTGGATTACCATTCTTGGCAAACATGGCATATCAGCAGATAGGACCAACTGCTGAGCAATTTTTACCACAACTGGGAATGACGAAGGATACATTATTTGATTCCTTGGTCAAAAAAACTAAAGCTGTACCAAAAGTTAATGTGGTAAATGTTGATGGTGGAACACAGGGTGGTCAGCAAAATGTTCCATCTGCTTCTGGTTCAGCAACATCTCTCCCATCATTAATTAGTATGAATATGTCGAATATGTATTTAAGTTATTCGCAAGTACAATATAACGTGGTAGGATAGTATGGCAAATTCTACACTAGCATTAGGGTCATCACTTAACCTAAAAAGTATTAATAAATCTGTAAATTCTCTTGGTGAGAGTGTAAGAAAAGCACAGTCATCTTCCGCAACAATATCAAAATCTTTATTGGAAAGTAATAGAGACAAAAGAAAGTCATTAGCACTGGGATCAAGTCTTTTTAGGAAGAGAAGAGAAGCAACCTTAAGAAGAGAAAGAGAAGATATTCTTGAAGCAGGAAAAGTTACTGGTATTGTTAGAAGAACTGGTAAAGTTGTGATGAATAGTACCAAAGGTTTCTTGGGAAGAATCCTTGATTATGTTGGCACACTTCTTGTCGGTTGGGCAATATTAAATCTACCAAAGATTATAAAACTTGCTACCAATTTAACCGAAAGGATGCAAAAGTATTTTAGAATACTTCAAGATTTTGTTGGTGGTGTTTCTAACTTTTTCCTTGGATTGCCACAAAGATTTGGTGAAATTTTAACCAGTATAACAAATTTTGGATTTGATAATTTAAAAACTACATTTGATGGTTATTTAGATTCTATGCAAACTATATTCAAAAGAATGCAACTTCAAGTGTCTAGATTTATCATAAAATTACAGTCTTTAGATACACCAGAAAAAATATTGGATCATTTGGATATGAGTATTAAAGACTTCGAGATACCTGGATTGGATAAATTAAAAGAAATGCTTGGAGTTGAGACTGAGGAAACAGAGACAGAAACATCTACAACTAATCAAACTGGAAGTGCAGGACCATATCCTGATCCAAAGTCTGTTGAAATGTATCGTATTGCTGCAGCACTTACTACCGAAGGTAATAGTGACCAGGGGTATGCAGATATGATGCAGGTAGTTGCTAATAGAGTTGCTTCTCCTGGATATGGAAATAGTTATACTGAGGTTCTTGCTGCTGGTACTGCTGCAAATCCACAATTTGCTGGAGTGTGGAACAGAGGTGCTGCGGCATTTAAATCAATAAGATCTTTAGGGGAAGCATCTGCCTGGTCTGGTCAAAGTCAGGCAACTTTATTAAAAGTTATTAGTCTTATGACTGATCCTGCAAGACAAGCAAGTGCAGCATCATTCGTTGGTGGTGCTTTAGAGTTTAGAGGTAGTCCAGCAACAGTTAGAGAAGTTAACAGTGATAACAATCCAAAAAATAATATTCAGGCAGATAGAAATGGAATAATACCTGGAACAGTTTGGCGTGGCACGAATCAAGATAACCAGTTTATAATTAGCAATCCTCCTGGAGCACAATATATTCCAATAAGACCAGGTGGAGCAGCACCACTCAATCTTCCCTCAAAAGCACAAAAGGTATCATTCAATCCAGCAACTCAACCCAACGCTGCTAGAGCAACTATGCTTGCTTCTACACCCATGGAGGAAGAAACTACTAATCTTTTGGTTATAAACAGAACAACCAGAGTAGCACAACCAGTAGCAAGAGTACCACAACAAATAAAGAATAATAATGGATTTACTATGGTAAATAGTAACGTGTTACAAGATCTAATAGACCTGAAACTAGCATAAATGTCAGCAAGAGAATCATCAGAATACCAAGAGATTATTATAGAATCTAATGATGGGTCGAAAACAGTAGACCTAAGATTGGGTGTTACTGAAATTTATTATTATGAGGATTTATTTTCTCCGACAATCACTGCAAGAATGCAGATAGTTAATACTGGTGGGACAGTGGCTGGTTCCGATGATAAGTATGAATCTGTTTATAATGGTCTTCCAATTCGTGGTGGTGAAAGAGTTGCAATAAAGATTAAACCTAATGGTAGTCACAATAAGGTATTAGACTTTGCTACTAAAGCAGAAGATTATCTTTATGTTTCTTCCATAACATCTGTGTTTCGTGATGATCAAAGAGAAACATTTGTTATTGATTTAGTTTCTAGACAAGCAATTACTAATGAAACCACAAGAGTTCATGATAAGTTTCCACGAGATCTTAGAGTTAGTGATTCTGTAACAAAACTTGCAAAAGAACATTTGAAGATAGATGTTGATGCTGATGAAACACAGAATCAATATGGTTTTTATGGTAATCTAAGAAAACCATTTAGTATCTTAGTTTGGTTAGCTGCTAAAGCAGTACCATCTAAAGGTCTAGCAGGATTTTTCTTCTATCAAACAAAGAGTGGATTTAAGTTTAAGTCTGTTGATAAACTAATTTCTGATGGTGTTGGAAATCCAAAGGCAACATACACTCACTATCAGTCACCAGCAGATCCTATAGAAAAGGATGATTTTAAGATTCTAAGTTATAGAATTGATAAGAATCAAGATTTACTTAGAAAATTGAGACTTGGTACATATTCCAGTTTCTTTGTAGAGTTTAATCCTTTGACAGGTTATTTTACACAACCATCAGAGGGAAAATTTAATATCAATGACTATACTAATAAAACAATCAATCTTGGATCTGGAAATCCAGAAGCACCTAAAGTCGTAAATGATTCTGGTGCTACTCTTGCAGATATGCCAAGTAGAATTTTTTCTACTGTTTCTAGCATTGGTACCATAGACCAAGGTGCTTCAGTAGCACAAAATGGATCTGGAGCATTATATCAGAGACAGTCTATGTTTAGGTATCAGTTTCTGTTTATGCAACAGTTGTCGATGACGGTACCTGTCAACACAGATTTAGAAGTTGGTGATGTTGTCCAGTGCAATTTCCCAAGAATTTCTGGAGATAACGGATATGACCGTGAGCAAAGCGGTCTATATATGGTTAAAGAGTTGTGTCATTTCTTTGATAATGAGCAATCTCTTACATCTATGAAACTAATAAGAGACACCCACGGAGAATTCGGAAACGTATAAGATATGGAAGATTTTTTAATAAAAGATAGTTTCTTAGGTCGTGATGGATTCTATTGGTGGATAGGTCAGATTGCAAGTGAAAAGTCTTGGAAATTTAATGCAAGCGATCCGATAGCATGGGGACACAGATATAAAGTGCGTATTATGGGTCATCACCCATACAGTACAGCACAACTTAAGGATGAAGATCTTCCTTGGGCATTAGTGATGTTACCACCAGGAGTAGGAACTGGTGGTGCTATGATATCCAAAACTATAAAATTCGCTCAAGGTGATATTGTAGTTGGATTCTTTCTTGATGGTACTGATGGACAAATCCCTGTTATTATGGGATCTTTTGGTAGATCAAATTCGAAACCAGGTAAAGATCCTACTCCATTCACTCCATACACAGGATTTGCCGATACATTTAAAGCAAAACCTTCTTATGTAATTAAGAATGACCAGACTAGTGGAGCACAAGGAAGTGTATTAGAGGCACCACGCAGTTTATCTCAAAAAGATGCTAAGAGAGTTGATCCCGATAATCCAGCAACATATACAAGCACAGATGGATATACAATTCCACTTCCTTGTGGGAATGAAGAAGAAAAAAATAAAGGATCTAAGGGTACAATCAATAAAATCAAAAATGCTATTGAGCAATTCACTCAGTGGTTACAGAATAAGAAAGCACTTTTTGATGAAGATATAGAGTGGCTTAGAGATGAAATAGATAAAGAAATTGATGAAAGAGCAGAGCAGATTACTAACATAGTATCCGGATTAATTTCTGGAATGGTAAGCACTGTGATGGCAAGTCTTGCATCTTTATTCAACAAAGGAATGAAGATGCTTTATGCTAAGGTGTATGCAGAAACTCTTGCCGCTACAGGTAGTCCAATAGCAGCACATCTTGCAGGTGTTGCAGCACAACTCGGAATGGTTCCAGCACTCAAAACATTTCAGTGTTTAATTGAATGTTTGACAAATCAGATTGTTGGTAAGGTCACATCTCTGATTGCAGAAATACTTAAATCAGTAGCAAATAATGTATTAAACTTTGTCCAGTGTGTTGCAGATCAAACAGTTGGAGCAATGATTAATGGTATCATTTCTCTAATGAATGATGCAGTATTACCTGCTCTCGAAGGAGTCACAAAAATTCTTAGTTTCTTTGAGGACTTTAATTTTGAAAATCTGTTGAGAAATGGTGTAGATGCAATTCTCGGATTGGTTGGTTTGAGGTCTTGTTTCAAACCACCTGTTAAAGATAAGTTTGGT